GTATCGGTAACGCGGCCGTGTTGGAAGCTACACGAATTGCGCTTCCGCCACCGCAAGGGATGCATTCCTTATCGCGCGAGCCGCCATCCGTATGAGCCTCTGACGTGGGAGTCTGCCCCGCACTCGCGCTGAGCGTATCGCCGCACGATGTTCTGGTCGGGCAGTCAAAGTGATCCGGAAATTACACCCTGTCATAGCCGCCATTGCCATTCGAAGCTGCTCAGCGTGGAGGACGCAAGCGTCCCGTTCCGTAGGGGTGAGCTCTGTAGGCGTCACGATATGCGAGTCACGAGAGGAATCCGTGCAGACGTCGAGTGACATAGAGAATTCATCCCCGCAAATTCCATGCTTGTTCAGGGAAAAAGCATCGAACCGTACTCTATCAGCGGTGACGTATTCAGCTAGCCGGCGCGCGACACGGGCCTCAAGGTTCAACAACTGGAATACCACCATTAAATCATCGGGCGAGTGATCCGCGCCGATCTTCTCCAAGATACGCATAATAGTGCTCGCGGTAATGACGCCGCGCATAACGATATCGGCGCGCAATATGGAGTCGATGCGGTCGATATAGGACATCCGTGAGCGCGGTCCGTAGCGTGGTCCGATTGCCATTTTCTGTGCATAAAAGGGAGGCGAAAGGTTCTGATCGGGAAAGGCGGCAAGTCGTGGCGGCAATCTCTCAACCGACGTATGGAAGATTTTTGAAAATGAGCTACTTAATTCACCGCCCGTCGTAGCGCGCAACAAACAGGTTGGCTTCCAGCTCGTGAGCTGGCGCTGGTATGCCTCTTCATACCCGGTCGATAGCAGCATCCGCGCCCTCTTCTCTTTCAGAAGAGCGGTGTGCATCATCGTCGAAGAAAGCTCTGTAGGTCCAAAGCCAAGAGTCGGTATCTGCTTCGTCGCCTCAAGCGCAATTGGATCAGAAAGCACAGCGCGCACCACCGGTCTCGTAATACGCGAGTACAATCCCATCGGAGTCGAGGTACGTATCTGATGCTTGTCTGCCAGGTTCTCATTCCACAGTGGGGGGTGTGACAAAAGATGAGCATTAACGCAGGCGTGTTGGGCGTATCGCTCATTTAGCTGGATGAGATCCATATGTAGCTCGGCCGTAAGGACCACGTTCAAAGCGTATGGACACACGCCCAGCCCATTCCAATCCAGAGGGGAGTAGAGAATCATCGGATGTCGTAACCTACACAGCGTATAGCCGTCCTCCGCCGAATCAAACTTACGAGTACGATATGTACCGCTAGCATCTCGGATCGTAGACTTGCACTTACGAAATCCCACAGCCGCGCTCTTAAAGAGTAATATGATGTGAGCAAGTTCCTCGGAGAAGCCGCGTGAGACCTTCGTAATGAAGGTGGTACATTGGGCGCGCAGGTATCCACTGATGTCCTCAATGTCTTTGCGCCGCTCTGACGACACAATCATCATACGGTCTTGAGGGATATATATTCCCTGTTTCGCGTGTGTCTGCGTTTTCTCGGCGGAAAAGGGCAGATATGTGGTCTTCGCGGCGGAAGCCTCATGGCCGCACAGCTCAACCGTCCTAAAGATCCGCTGAATAGCGAGATCGACGCGCGCTGGATCGGCGGTTAATAAGCGCGTGTAGTGAAGAGTATCGTCTCCAACATACATCTCTGAGAGGACTTCAATCGTGTTGGGGACTCCCCTGGCAATCTCCTCCTGTATGATACGCCCCATAGCCATGTTATGCAGTGAGTTTGCAACAAGGGTAGAATTCTCGCCTGAGAGGTGCGTGGTAACACGAGCGAGGTCTGACCCATCCCAAGGCGATACAAGCACGATATCATCCGTCTCTGCAGGAACGACGCAGCTAAGAGTCCTTATCGGAACAGTCCCCGGCGGACGAAAGAGAAAAGGAGCGTCAGCGGGCGGGACTCTATCCGCCTCAGGTAAAAGCTCATATTGGCAACGATCCATGCGGAGCACCGCTCGTCGCCCGTTCCACAGCGTCTGATGCACGCGCCCCGGCCCATAGCCGCACCTGATCAGATCCTCAACCGTCCAGCTATCATACCGCAGTTCACTCTTGTCTCTCAGTGCATAGCGCATTCCCCGAAGCATACCATCCCGAAAGTTGTCTTGTCCCATGTGTGTATCATAATTCGAATAATCCAAGGCTAACGTCCACACCGTGGCGTCTCCGGTGTTCCGAAACGTGTCCGCGGCATCAACAACGCGAGAGCCAGTTGCCTCCAAGTCTCCAATAATAACCTTGCCTCCGATCTCACGCGTTGCGGGGTGAGTAGGGCCTCCAGCCCGAGCGAAATACTCATTCAGCGGAAGCGTCAGTATATGCTGTGGCGCGAGTACGTTAACGTTTATGGCGTAAATGGTTCTCGTCGCCTTAATGGGGACATCACGCGAGCCACGTGTTTGATAAGAACCGACAGTGTCATATCGCGCCTCCATCATCTCTGGGCTGAAGATGCGATGGCCTTCTCGTAGCAGGAAGAGGGATTTCTGTCTGGATGTGATCGGAATCGTCAACGACCGACGTTCCGCCTGCGGGCCGTATTTCTTCTGTACCTGTACAGTCGTCGCGAAACCGGAAGATGTATTCTTTGCGAGTCGTAAAAGTGAAGAGTACATCTCTTCGGGAGCGATAATATCGAACCCATGCTCTCTCGCTTCATGATACGCGCGTACAAAGAGCTCCTCAGTACCCCTACACAGCCGAGAGACGAAGTTGGTCGGATGCGGCCTCAGGAGCTTCGACTGATCGTCGCCTTCATTCTTCACCCAAGCGCGCCCATACCCGCTCATGACCTGGACAGAAAGCATGAGCGAGGCGAGGATCACATGTGGTTTATGCGTGGGGTCGAAGGGGGCTGAATAAACATCCGGCAAGAGTCTCTCAAACACCGGTAAACGTAGCGGAAGCGATGCCAATGCAGAGGCGTAGCTAATTGCTTCCTCCACCTTCTCAAGATTTGCAGATAGCGCATTCTGATGAAACGTGCTCGACAGAATGAGCCGACGGAAGGGGTTCTGGACTAGCCGGAAACCTTCGTAAGAAACGTCCTTTGCGTTGCGGTCATCTGACGCAGTGCTCACCAAGACTTTAAGCTCCCGCGCCGCCGTGCCCCATGACTTCACATACCAGCTATACGTCGCCCTAAGCATGTTGCAAACCTTCTTGGGATGCGGGATCAGTAGCACGAACAGCTCGCGAACTAGTTCATAATATGTAAATGACTGATCCCCTACACAAACGGTTGAGTCAAGTCCTTCCTCAGTCAGTCGATACCAAATGTTAAGCTCCTGCAAAGACTCCGCGATGGACATCTCAAACATGAGCATTATGGTCGTGCTCACAGCCTCGTCGCTCACTCGAGATAAATCTCGCGTACTCTGATGAAAAGGATCGCCATACCGATGGACGAAGGCGGCCATAAACTCGACGCCTAAAGAAAGGTGCCCGGTTTTCTTCGTTAGCACAACTATCAGCGCGGCCCAATGCTTCAGGGGCAAGTCGCCATACACCTGCGATTCCTCGCGACCCCGAGCCCTTACAAACTCATCGACGCGTGTACAGGTCTCTTGTATCCTATAATGACGCGTAAACTCCTCCTCTGGGTCGACCTCTTTCGGAGCTCTTATCGACGCGTGGAAGATATCAAGCAAGGACTCTCCATGTTCAGTTGAGGGCGCATCAGAAAAGATCTCCTTCCAAGTTCTCTCACGTATCACCGGTAGGCCATAAAGCTCGTCGCGAAATTCTGGCTGCCCGCCCTTCCATGGTGCGTACTTGTAAAATTCAATTACTGGCGCGTTGAAGTCGAGCGTAGGAAACAATGTTCGGAGCGCATCGATCGCGAGTTCCACACGGAGCCCCACTGCAGCCATGCGTTTTTAC